TGGCCCCAAGGGGCCGAAGGGGGACGTGGTTCGGGGCTGGTGTCTCGGCCAGCCGCAGGTCCGGCTCGTGGCTCAGCACGACTGCGTCCGCGGCCACGACGAGGACTGGCACAGCCAGACGCCCGCGTTTCGCGCCGAGACGGGCGATTGTCTCGATGCCCGTGTGCCGGCGAATGTCATGGCCCGCTTCTACCAGCGCGGCAAGGGACTCGGGATCTGGTTCGGGAGGGCCGCATGACGTATCGCGCCTTCACGCTGATCGTCCCCTACTACGACAACCCGCTGATGTTCGTGGAGCAGCAGCGGCAATGGCGGGCGCTGGAGTTGGACGTGCGCCAGTCGCTGCATGTCGTCGTGGTGGACGACGGCTCGCCGGAGTCGCCAGCGGCGGATCACCTTGAGCCGGAGACGGCCGCGGCGCTCGCGTCCTTCCGCTTGTTCCGCACGGGCGTGGACGTCCGGTGGAACTGGCTGTTCTGCCGCAACCTCGGCGTTGAGAAGGCGACTACGGACTGGGTACTGATGACGGACATCGACCACGTCATCCCCTACCAGACGTGGCGCCGGCTCATGCGGGACAAGCTCGATCCGCTCGTGGCCTATCGCTTCTCGCGCGTGGTCGCGCCGAAATTGGCCGAGAAGAACCCGCACCCCAACACCTGGGCGATGACGCGCCATATGTTCCTCAACCGGATCGGCGGCTACGACGAACTGTTCTCAGGCGTCTACGGGACCGACGGGGAGTTCGCTGGGCGCGTGGCGCTCTGGGCGCAGACGATCCACATCCTGTCGGAGAAGGTGATCGAGTATCCGCCGACCGTGATCGCGGACGCCTCCACGACGCGCTACACGCGCAAGGACGACAACGACCGCGTGGAGCGCTCGCTGCGGAAGTCGCACAAGTTCTATCTCGGCGCGTCCTATCAGCCCAAGCGGCTCACGTTTCCCTGGTCGCAGGTGTATCCATGAGGCCCGACACCGTCGTCTGTTGGCGCTGGGCGCCCGCGCCTGGATACCGCTCGACGTTCGGGCCGGAGACGGTGAACGTGCTGGCGGCGATGGTGCGTCGGCACTATCGGCACCCGCATCGGTTCGTGTGCGTGACTGACCAGCCGGACGGGATCGACGCCGCGGTCGAGATTCTGCCGGCCTGGAACGATTACGCCGCGGTGCCCTCGCCGCACGGGCGACACAACCCGAGCTGTTACCGCCGGCTGCGTATGTTTCATCCTGACGCCGCGCAATGGTTCGGGCCTCGGTTCGTCTCGCTGGATCTAGACGTCGTGATCACGGCCGATCTCGATCCGCTGTGGAACCGGGACGAGGACGTGGTGTTCTGGGGCGACACGAACCCACTGCCGGGGAGCCACTACAACGGCTCGATGCAGTTGATCCGCGCCGGCTCGCGGCCCCACGTGTGGACGGAGTTCGACCAGTTCACGTCGCCACAAGCGTCCTACAAGGCGAAGTCGTTCGGCTCAGACCAGGGCCACATCAGCCGGATCCTCGGACCGGGCGAAGCGAAGTGGACGCAGGCCGATGGCGTCTACAGCTACCGCAACCATATCGCGCCGGACAATCACCGGCTGCCAGCGAATGCGCGCGTCGTGGTGTTCCACGGCCATCACGATCCCTGGGATAGCTACGTGCAGATGCACTGCCCGTGGGTCCGACAGCACTGGACGGCAGATGAGGCGGTGTCCGCATGACGGCGTGGGATCAGGGGATTCGCTGGTTCTCGCGGCGGACCGTGGAGCCGACCGAACTCCCGGTCGAGGTGGCCTACGTGCGCGAGTACGTGCTGCGGGCCGCGAACGACAACTACGAAGACGCGCACATCGAGCGGCTGATCAAGGCGGCGACTCGGGCCTGCGAAGAGGCGACTCACGAAGCCATCATGCCGCAGACGCGCCAGATCATCCTGAGCGGCTTTCCGTGGGGCGCGATCGTGTTGCCGGGGCCGCCGCTGATCAACGTGGAGTCGCTGGCCTACGTGGACGAGGACGGCGACAGCCAGACGTTAGCGGGCTCTCCCGCGGAATACGAAGTCATCCCGTCGGGGCCTGTCGAGAAGGCGAAGCTGACGCCGCTCTATGACGAGTCGTGGCCGTCGACTCGGTGTCAGGCGGACGCGGTCACGGTGACGTTCGAGTGTGGCTATGAGGACGTGACGGCGATTCCTGAGCCGTACATCACGGGGATTCTGTTGATGGTGGGCGAGCTCTACAAGCAGCGCTCGCTCAGCGTCCAGAACACGATCCAGAACATCCCGGCGGTGTTGCAGCTCGGGCAGTTCTGGCTGCCGAGGTACTGATGCGGCTGGGCGTGCCACTCGATCCGGGGTCGCTTGATCGTCGCGTGACGATCCAGTTCCGGTCGGACGCCGCGACTGAGTCGGGGATGCCCGTGGAGGACTGGACGACGTTGCCGTCAGTCACGGTGTTCATGGCCCGGATGGCGGTGGGAGGCATGGAACGGGTGAACACGCACCAGGTGAGCGCCCGCGCGGAAACGCGGTTCGTCATGCACTACCGGGCCGACATGGATCCGGATCTGGTGGACGTGGCGAAGGACCGTCGGCTGTCGTTTCAGTCGCGGATCTACAACATCACGCACGCGCAGCAGATGGGCGCGAAGGCGGCGATCGAATTGACGGCTCTCGCAAAAGTCGGGTGAGGAACTGAATGGTCTCGATGCGGATCGAAGGCGGCAAGGAACTCGCGGCGGCGCTCAACAGCCTGAGCGCCCGCGTCCGCCGCAACACGCTCGTGGATGCGCTGGAACAAGGCGCCGAGCCGATCCGCGTGTTGATTCGCAGGTTCGCGCCGCATGAGCCAGGCCCGCCGGACATCAAGGACCACATCGTCGTGAGCCGCTACTCCAAGACCGTCGGCGATGACGGCTTCTTGGCGCGTCAGGACGAGTTCCAAGCCACGGTCGCCGTCGGGCCTGAGAAGGGCTTTTTCTACGGGCTGTTTCAGGAATACGGCACGAGCGGGCCACGCGGGCATGCCGCGCAACCGTTCATGCGGCCTGGCTTCGACGGCGGGGTCCAGATGTCAATCCCGATCGTCGGCAAAGCGCTGTGGCTGGCGATCAGCGAGCGGCAGTTGTTCCGGCCGGGGAGCTTCGCGGGATGACGGCGGCCGAACTGGTGCGCCATCGGCTGCTCGAGATCACCGACGTGACGGATCTCGTGTCCACGCGCGTCTACACGCTGCTCGTGCGACCAGGAACCACGATGCCGTGCGTGCGGGTGCAGACGATCAGCGACACCGAGCCGATGCACTTGCGGGGCTCGTCAGGGCTGCACCAGGCGCGCGTGCAAGTCGACGCGATGGCCTCCGTGAAAGACGGCGGGGACGCCTTGGCCGATGCCCGCGACGTCGCCGCGGCGGCGCATGGACCGGGAGACGCGACGGCGCTCTGCGGGTTCGCGGGCACGGTCAACGGCAGTCCCGGCGTGGAGATTCTGGCGATCCGGCCGATCGGCGGGCCGGTGGAGTTGTATCACGGCGAGGAACAGGAATACGTGACGGTGACGCGCGACTACGCCGTCGACTACCGGAGTCATTGATGTAGCACACGAACTTGAGACGGGCTGGCTAGGGTAGCTCCCCAACGTCGCTAGGCTAGCGACTGCCAGTACCGACAAGGCCATCAGAGAAAGGCCGCTCTGTGCGTCCTCGGCGATTCCGAGGCGTGCGGGGCGGCCTTTTCTCGTTGATGGCGACTCAACCGGCCACGAGGGAGTGATCGACATGGCAGACGTTACAGATACGACATACGCGGCATCTGAGGGGTCGATCGGCTACCTCGCTCAGGTGCTCGTGGGGGACGGCACCAGCCCGGAAGTCTTCGAGGCCGTCGCGGGCGTGCGCTCGGTGACGTTCGGCGAGACGTCCGTGGCCGACGTGGACCGGACCCATCTCCGCAGCCCCAACTCACACAAAGAACACGCGCCAGGGATGCTCGACACGTCGGCGATTCAGGTGCGCGGGATCTACCTGCCGACCGCGGACAGTCTGTCCACGGCTGGTGGGGGCTCGAACATCTTCGCCTCTGGCGGGCTGCCGTACCTGGTGCAGCAGCGCGGCACGCACAACTTCGTGATCAGTCTGCCGCAGGCGAACACGGAAGTTGAAGTCACTGGCTACCTGACGGGGTTCTCGCTCTCCGAACTGACCCTCGAGGGCGTCATCGAATACACGTTCGGGATCATGCCGCAACAGGCCATGGTGCTGCCGTAA